TCTTCCATAACCTCAGTAGCATTACCTACCTTAACAGTTCCTACTAGAACCATATCCATACGCTTCTTCAGTTCATCATAGGACTTGAAGTTAGTTTCAGCAGTAAACTCTGATAGGGGATACTGCTTTTTCCACACTTCTTCCAACTTGTCATCATCATCAAACAAAGGAGATGGTGCTGAGAACTCTGACTTATCATAGTTCCAGTAACCTTCTACCATACGAAGCTTCAACTTGAAGTTCGCACCTTCCCAGAAGTCAAAAGGATTAACAGCAGTTTCATCCTTAAACGCAGGTTGCATTGCTTCCATGCACTTGTCAAAGATTTTCTTACCAAAGCGATAGAGCATAACCTTACCCTCATTCTCAGGATTGGCAGAGTCTTCAACAACGTAGATGTTTGCAAAATACTGCAACTTACGCTTCTGCTTACGAGCAATCTCCTTATCAGACTCAACTCCTGAGTTCCAATATGCAGAGTTCATCTCCGACACAGGATCATTCTGACCAACGGTAGTGAGAGAGTTCTCAATATACCACTGACCTGTTGGACCTTGAAAAGCGTGGTTCCAGACCTTTGCCCAAGGCATATCCTCACCTTCTACTGCGGGAAGGAAACGAATAACGGCATAACCATTACCGCTCTTATCCATGACGGGCTTCCAAAGACGATCATCCTTATAGGATTTCTTTTCTCCACCTCCACCACCATCTGCTTGAACTGCTCCAAGCAGCTTGTCCAACGAATTAGACTTCTTGAGTGTACTTAACGACATATGTATTCTCCTTATGTAAATATATGTTTTCGTATGTTTATTGTAAGCTTATTGTATCACAAAACTCTGCCTTTGTCAAGTAACTTAGGTTATTTTCTTGAATAAATTGCTCTTTGGCATCTACCCAAGAAAACTGAACATCCTTGAACTCTCTAAAAACAGTTTGCATCTGGTTCTTCCAATTAACTGAATTGAAACCTTTTGCATCACTGGGCAGATAATTATCTGTCCCTTTATATAAGTTATTCAACGGCTCATCGTATGATGATAGGTCAAACCCCAATATATAAATCTCTGTTGCACCTGACTGACAAGCCAGATGAATTGCGGTGTTACCCGTTGACCATCCAATAGGAAAGTCAATCGTATTTATGTTGTCATCCTCATAGACGTATGTAATCCAAATACCAACATCCTTCTCCATCTTCATGCGAAGATCATTCATATCCAACTCTGGATGCATCTGAATTGCAGCCTCAATCTTCTCATGTAGATTAACAGGGTCTTTACCTGATATAACACACTGGCCTGTTACTGGCGAACTCTTATGAATGAATGCCTCTGGAATATCATATCCCAAGAACATCATATCTGCCACACTAGAAGGAAGCACTGACCAGTTTGCGAAATGACAATTAATGTCTCTATAGTCGCATCGTTCATGGATTTCTTGTTGCATACCATAGTCAACTGCTACAAGGTTGTCAACTACCACATCACGATAGATTGCATTACAACCCCATGTGACAGCATCCACCTCACACTGATTATCGCTGAACCACTTGCGTGATTCACCATTACCTATGACAACTGCCTTAGACATTACTGATATCCGTCATGATAGGGAAAATCTTTGCAATCTCAGCGGCACAGGCAATCGCAATATCCTGATGTTCCTTTTGTGTGCCATTCGCACTTCTCAAAGATATATAATGTACCCATGAGCGCAGTGTACCGTTCATGTACAACCGTGATACAGTCATACCCTCTGGTAGTACTGCACGAGCCTGTTCCTTAGCAATACCGTTCTCAATAGCCCAAGAGTAAATTTCTTCTGCTTGTCGCCACAACACATGTTGTTTTATACGAAAGTCTTCATTCAGACGGCGTTCATCCTCCATATCAAAATTCAGAGGCATACTGTTTTGACGATTGTTAGGGTCTTGCAGCCGTGCTTCCCTTGCTTCAAAAGACAAATCCTTAGTAGGGTCAGCATATCGTTGGCTGAACTCTTGAAATGAAAACGAACGATGTCGTAGTATCTGCCGTGCAATGTCTCTCGTTGTCTCAATCTCTAAACATGCACTCACCATTTCTAGGGGTGACCAATGCTTGTGTTTGATGAGATATTTGATAAGTTTTTCACTAGTTTCTCTGTTGTTCTGGTTACTAGGATTGGATACTCTGGCACAATATGCGATGAGTTCCTGTGCGTCATCTACACCAACAACATTATCTGGTGTAGAATGTGAAATCAATCTTACTTTCATACTATATCCTTAAAATGGTGCCGCGCCACAGGATCGAACTGCGGGCCTATGGTTTACAAAACCATTGCTCTACCACTGAGCTAGCGCGGCACATCATTTACTTGTTAGTGTTAAACCTACGTTGTGGTTTAAACCCTTTTGGCCAAGCTGGTTGGCGATTAGCGAGCTGATTGACCCGCTCTGACAGTTCGTCGTTTTTAACCGACATCTCAGCGTTGTCATATTGCATTGCCTTCACTTCGTTTTCTAGTTCCCGGCATCGTGCCTCAAAGAACCCCTCTACTCGTTCCATTAATGCCATTATAAGTGGACTCCTCTATTAGTTTCAATAGTCTTATTTTATACTGTTCTTGATCAATTGTCAAGAACCTTTCGTAATTATCCATGAGATTATCTAAATCATTCCATATAATATCATCCTCCAAGTTCTTATTCCAATCTGGGCCAAAGCAGCACAGTTCATCCAGTATTATCATTGTTTCTAATGACACTCTGCCACCTAGAAACTCTCTCATCAATTTAGGGTGTTGACCATTCTGTATATGAAACATATCCTCAAATGATTCCACCAGAGGCTTCATCTCTACCTCAAACAGATCAAAGAAACCCTGTCGTTTCAATTTCCACGATTCATAGTTCTCATCATTGAAGTTGGCAATGTAGCCCTTCTTATCTCTGATAAAATTTGATACAAAGTAGTTTTGAATTTCTTGTTCTGTCTTGTACTTACGAGCTAATTTAACAAAGAACGATCTGTCCTTACGTTTATAGAAGGTATCACGTTTGATACGAGTCTTGCCCTTGTATGTTACAAAGTCATAGTCACTCTTACCAAAGTGTGCCTTCATAGCACAATACATGAGATATACGTCAATAGGTTCCATTAGTCCATAAACTTTTTGTCTTTTATTAAATGATGCAGTCTATGTTTGACTACATTGAAGAACAGAGCAAATAGATTATCTGCTGTGTATGTTCCGTTTGGAACTTTCAGTTCATATGTCATATTGGGAGTTGAGCTTGTCGGGGAAGAAAGTTCAAATCTCTTGCGTTTGCTTCAATCTTCTCTTTGAGACTCTTGGAAATAAGACGACTCACAGTATCGGGTTCAATATCTTGACGATGACAATAATCAAGTACTGCATCCATATGCGAGATATTCTTATCTATTGCGAGTCTTTCAATTTCCATTGAAAAAGTCTTTGATGTGTTTAGTGTCATTTGTACCTCATTAATAAAGTGGGGGTTTTTGGAAGGAACCCCCATAACCTTTAACTTCAGAAGTTGTAGTGTGTTTTCACGCCGACAAGTCTATCGCCGCTTTCAAATTCTTTATTGAAATTGATTTCACCATATGGCGAAATACCAAAAGAATCTGTCACATCAAATGTATACCCTGCGGCAAATTCGATATTGGAAATCTCTTCGGCATCCCAGCTGATTGTTGGTAGGACTGATAAATCAAATCCTTTAAGTCCAGCAACAACACCAAATTCTGTGGTAGTTGTTTCCTTCGTTACATTATGTTCAGTGTCGGTCACAAAAGACATATCGATTTTTGACGTAGCAGGCAAAACTGCCTTATCTTGTGCCATTGCAGCGGTTGAAATACATGCTGCAAGTGCAGTTCCGATAATAAGTTTCTTCATTTGTTTTAGTCTCCTTAGTTAAGTTGGGGGGCTAACCGTGACCCCCCACGAATGTATTACGGCATTACCCGTTGTTGGTAGTGGTATTTAGACACCCTGTGCAATAGCACGATAACCAGCTGCGATCACAGCACGGGTTGGCGTACCAAGACTATACTTGTTGTATGTCGTGGTTTCTCCATCAAACGAGCTAACCCGCTTGTTAAGGTATACAGGATATCCCTGCATACGAAGAGAACTCATCAGTGCCCGGACGTTCTTGACGCCATAACGTGCAGTGATCTGCTTTGCAGTAAGTTCATTACCATTTTCGAGAGCGGCAATAACCTTAGTTGCCTTCGTAGTTTTAGTCGTAGTCATATTATAATTCATCCTTTCGAGATGATGTTTTCGACAATATTGTCAGACACAAAGTGTTTCGTTTGAATTTCACAAACTCATCAGTGACATTGTTTACAGAGTATAACAGGTTATTATCTATTTGTCAAGACCTTTTTTGAATAAAGTGGAAGTTTTTTATCCTGTTGCTAAGAAAAAAACTCCCAAAAAAACTCCGAACACTTACTGCTTACGCAGCAAGAGCCATAGGTGCAATGTTATCATTGGCACTTGTAGTTTTTGACCTATAAGGCGGTCAATCCACAATTCTCCACTCATCCGTCCTTGCCTGTCGATCCTGTTTCGCCCCCATCAGAAATCCACTCTAGTCCAAATGAACTTATGGTGGAGGCGTTGGGTACTGCCCCCAAGTCCAGTGCAACTCTCAATTCGTATCATCAAATTGTATCTTATTTATACCATACGGTAGATAGAATGTCAAGACCTTTTTTAAGTTTTTTGACCAAAATTTTCTGACCATCCATTAACACCATAAGAAATAATACACCAAATCTTAGTCACACCCATCAAGTCTACTTTAGCAGGCATTACGTCAATAATAGTTCCTGTTCCAGTTTCATCGTTAAAGAAAACTATTGTCTGGACATCCTCACCCTGATTTTTAAAGACAATTTTAGGTTTTTCTCCATACTTTTTAATACCCAATAGGATTGCAGGACCGGGCCCGCATAATACTATTTTTTGTATTGGAGTTAAAGTTTCTGGCGGTGTATCTTGTGCTAATGTTTGATTACCCAATAGCAGAAACAACGCCAGTATTGCTACTAGATGTTTCATTTTGTTTGCTCCATTCTGCAACGGTTTCTACTAGAGCCTCAAGATAGTCATACTTTTCTTTAATGAATTCTTGGACAGTTCCATCCTCTGTTACCACTAAGATAACTACTTGAGAGATTTCTATGCCAGTTCGTTCCCCAAACATCTCTGCATATGCAGAACCTTGGATGTAATAGTTCTCATTCCATTTATCTGTACGCTCTTTAGTTGATGTCTTGAAGTCGATAATCGACGGCACCCCATTGTACTCTGCAATACAATCAAC